CAGTTTGATATTTGGCCAGACGAATTTGCTGAATGGGAAAAAGAATGGTGGAATAGAGTGTATGATTATTATGAAAGGTATGCGTAAATTATTTTTATTTTTAACATTTTTTGTTGTAGGTTTTTGGTGCGGAGCAGCTTACGGAAATCCAGAATTACTTTTTAAAAAATTACTTGCAACAAGTCAAGGATATAAACTTATTAATTCTGGTTGTTCAGAAGACTATCTTGGTGTAGAATGGTTTGTTTATAAAGATTTTAACGGAAATAAAATAGTAGAAAAAGATCCAAAATCTACAAATTGCGGATACGAAAGATATCTTAAACTTTCTACAAAGAAAGAATATGGAGATAGATTTGATCCTGTCATAATCAAAGTAGATTATAAAGATATGCTTGGTCGAACTGAACGTTGGGATATGGTACATCATACTACAACTATAGGCAAAGCAATAAGACTTAATCAAGATACTATTGCAATTTATGGCGACGGCCAAACAGGAGATGGTATTTTTACTTTAAGAGAAGAAGAAATACAATTTCGTATAGAGGAAGAACCTGTTTGCGAACGATACAACGGTATAGATTGTCAAGGATATGACCAAAATAGTCCCCAAGAATTTATATACTACGGAGAAGATGATAATAAAGTAGTAAATTGGGAATTAGGTATTCTAATATATGCTTCTCATAAAACATACGGAGACAACATTACTAATGGCATTTTGGAAGAAATTCCGCAAGATAATGAGCTTTGGAATTATTGGCTTAAAACAATAGAAAAGTATAATAAAATTTATTCACGTTCTAGGATATATGTCAACTTTGTTCTTACAAAAATGTATTATGCTCATTGGCATTCAGCTCGGGAATTAGAATTAATGACAACAAATTATCCAGTTGATATTGTACTAGGATACGGCACATCATATCCTAATACCTGCGGTGTTGCAAATGTTAACACAACTTTTAGAGAAGGTAAGCCTCCTGCTTCTATGAGTAGGTGTGATCAGTATACAGATTTACACGAGATAGGTCATAGTGTAGGTTTAGCACACGGACCAGAAAATCAATTTAATGAAGCATCAGGATATATTTTCCCACAATTTGGACACGGATGGAATAATATATGTGGAGACTATGACGAGATAATGTCCTATGGCAGTCAAGGTTATTTTCATTCAAATTCTTCATTACTTTGCTCTATGCTTTACCCTATAGATTTTAAAACACCAGCAGGCGATAGATTATGGTCTGATTCTGCCTATTCTATAAACAGAGTTAGGTATGACGTTAGTCTAATACATAACGAATACAAAAGGATTGAAAAGGATGAGCTTATGAATATACAATCACGTGGAAGGTATATTAAAAAAGAAGTTGTTGATTGAATAAATACATATAATTAATATGTAGGAGACACACGTGGCTGTCGTATCAATATCAAGAATACAGATCCGAAGAGGAAGAAAAACAAATTTACCGCAGCTTGCTTCTGGCGAGTTTGGTTGGTCAGTTGATTCGCAAGAGCTTTACATAGGAAATGGTGCAGTATCAGAAGGCGCACCGTATGTAGGTAACACTAAACTTTTAAGTGAACACGATAACTTATTCCAATTTGCAAATTCTTATTCATATAAAAGTGTTGACGGTTATGTACAAACTGGTGATTCTCCAAACAATCCTGTACTAAGAACATTACAAGATCGATTAGATGACATTGTCAGTGTAAGAGCGTTTGGCGCTTCAGGTGACGGTACTGATCAAACAGAAGAATTACAAAGAGCAGTTGATCAATTGTATCTAAATGCAGCCAATAAAGGAACTCCACGCTCAAGAGTAGTGTTACATTTAGAAGCAGGCGAGTATCAAATTACAAGTACAATCTATGTACCTCCGTTTGCTATTATCAGAGGCGCAGGATCAGAAAAAACTATAATTAATGCAGGATCAGTTACTGCATTCCAAACTGTTAACGAAAATAGTATTCCAGGATCTTATGCAAATGATTCTACTAGTACAACATTAAACCAACCTCGAAATATAGAAATAAGTGGGTTAACTATAAGATCTAATCACGATGTAGATGGTATTATTTTACAAAGTTGTAAGGATAGTATTTTTTCAGACATAAAATTAGTAGGAACTTGGCAACTAGGAAATGACCCTTTACTAGGTGCAGCAATAAAAATGAATAGTTTAAGTTCAGTTGTTAGCTCTAATAATAATATATTTGAAAACATTTCAATTAATGGATATAGTGAAGGCGTTTATTCTGATTATGATGTTAAAGATAATACCTTTAGATCCATTAATTTTGAAAATAATTATGTAAGTGTGTTGTTTGGTGCAGCTTCTGTTGTAGGTACACAGGGACAAATATCAGGACCTCTTAACAATTTGATTGAAAATTGTACTTTTGATGATATCTATGAAGAAGGTATTAAAATAGTTCAAGGATATTATAACAAAAGTTGTAACAATAATTTTTATAATGTAGGCAACCACGGCGGAAACTATGGTAATGCACAAACTGCTAATATAGCATTTTTTAAATCAATTAATAGTTCCGATGGAGACTATTTTACAAGAACAGAAACTCTTGGATTTAGTCCTTTGTACTTAAACAATTATCCTTACATTCCTGAGATAACAGGCAGTAATATTACAACATCTAGTTATACTTACGATTTGTCAATAGGAAATACAAATACCTACGAAAAAATATTACGTCTACCTGCAAACGCAAGAAAATCTTTTATTATCGATTATGTTTATGCAAGCACAGCAGTAAATGCAGGAAGAACAGGAAGAATTGAAATTAATGTTGATCCAGGAAATAACAACATTCAGATAGTTGATGAATTTGTTTACACTGGTGATAGTGCATTTTCTGAAAATTTAAGATTCGATGCAGAACTTTATGACGAAAATGCAGATACAACGGTTGACACAGCCGCCATAACTATGTTAAACTCTACTAGTGGAGATAATGCAAAATTCACTTACAAAATTACAACTAAACAGTGAGTAGATGTTTAACCTAAAATACGAAGATAGATTACAATACTGGAGTGACTTCCGAAATAGTCTTAAACATTCTGACGATCCTATACAAGACACAATAGATTTGTATAATAAAGCACCAGTTGTAACTATCGCAGCAGATCCTTATACTCAAAGCACTTGGCCTGATCCTTGGGAATTACTAAAGGAAAATAATTATTGTCCCTTTGTTAAAATTCTTGCAATTTGTTACACCTTGCAGTTATCAGATGTTTTATCCCAGGCATCGTATGAGATACATATTGTACGAGACAATGCTAATTGTAGTACATATTATCTACTCTATGTAAATGGCCTTGTTATCGGATTCAACGGAGACACTTATGTTCATAAAGGTAAAATACCATCCACTGCCTACTCAGAGATTGAATATAAGATGCCCCCACTACAATAAATATCAAACATTAACGGAAGAGGAAGAATTATGTCTAACGGAACGATGATCGTCAAACGCGACGGCACTAAAGAACACTTGAATATTGATAAAATTCATAAAGTAGTTGAACACGCTTGTGAGGGTTTAGCAGGAGTAAGCAGTAGCTTAATTGAAATGAATGCTAATATACAATTTTTTGATGGAATGACAACAAATGAAATTCAAGAAGTTCTTGTTAGAAGTGCAAACGATCTTATCAGCTTAGACAATCCTAATTACCAATTTGCCGCAGCTCGACTTTTAAGTTATGGCGTTAACAAGCAAGTGTTTGGCGAATATAAACCAATTAGTTTATTTGAAATGATTCAAAAAAATATTGACCGTGGTGTTTATGATCCTGAAATTTTAGAAAAGTATACCGACGACGAGCTTGCAAGATTAGACAGTTACATTCATCACAAGCGTGACGAAAACTTTACCTATGCAGGTTTACGTCAGGTAGTAGACAAATACCTTTGTCAAGATAGATCTTCTGGAGAGATTTTCGAAACTCCGCAGTTTATGTATATGATGATTGCAGCAACACTATTTGCAAATTATCCAAAAGAAACACGTATGCATTATGTAAGGAGATATTACGATGCGACCTCGCTTTTTAAACTCAACATTCCAACACCTGTTATGGCCGGAGTCAGAACACCTGTTCGACAGTTTGCTTCGTGCGTCCTTGTTGATAGCGACGACACCCTTGATAGTATCTTCGCTAGTGATATGTCGATTGGTAGATACACTGCACAAAGAGCAGGTATCGGCATCAATGCAGGGCGCATCAGAGGAGTCAATGCGAAGATCAGAGGCGGCGAAGTAGCACACACAGGTATAATTCCATTCCTAAAGAAGTTTGAAGCAACTGTAAGATGTTGCACACAGAATGGTGTACGTGGTGGCAGTGCTACTACACATTTCCCGTTTTGGCATCAAGAGATTGAAGACATTCTTGTACTAAAGAACAACAAAGGTACAGAAGATAATCGTGTACGCAAACTAGACTATTCAATCCAGCTTAACAAAACTATGTATGAAAGACTTTTATCTGGAGACGAAATAACTCTTTTCTCGCCACACGATGTGCCTGGATTATACGAAGCATACTTTGGTGATCCTGATGCGTTTAAAGAGATGTACGAAATGTATGAGCGCAAAACAAGTATCAAGAAAAAGAAAATTGATGCAATGGAATTGTTTTCAGCACTAATCAAAGAACGTGCAGAAACAGGACGTATCTATATTATGAATGTAGATCACTGCAATACTCATAGTTCATTTAAAGACACAGTGTTTATGAGCAATTTGTGTCAAGAGATTACATTACCAACTAAACCTCTTCAGCATATCGACGATGAGAATGGTGAAATAGCACTATGTATTCTAAGTGCTATTAATGTAGGTATTATCCGTGATCTAACTGACTTAGAAGAACTATGCGATCTTGCTGTTCGTGCGCTAGAAGAAATTATTGATTATCAACGCTATCCAATACGTGCAGCAGAAATTTCAACTAAGGCCCGTCGGTCGTTGGGCGTAGGTTATATTGGATTAGCACACTATCTTGCAAAAAATAAAGCAAATTATGCAGATCCTGCTGCCTGGCAACTAGTACATAATCTATCAGAAGCATTCCAATACTACTTGCTCAAAGCATCAAACACACTTGCAAAAGAACGTGGTGCTTGTGATTATTTTGACCGTACTAAGTATAGTGATGGTATCCTTCCTATTGATACATATAAGAAAGACGTTGATACTATTGTGGAGAACAAGTTAAATTATGATTGGGAATCTTTACGATCTGATATTAAAGAGTTCGGACTTAGGCACTCAACTCTGTCCGCACAAATGCCTTCGGAGAGCAGTTCCGTTGTGTCGAACGCAACAAATGGAATCGAGCCACCTAGAGGTTACTTGTCCGTTAAGAAGTCGAAAAAAGGGCCTCTTAAACAGATTGTTCCACAATTTCAAACACTAAAGAATTCTTATACCTTACTTTGGGATATGACATCAAATGAAGGTTATATTAATGTTGTTGCGGTAATGCAAAAATTCTTTGACCAAGCTATTTCAGGTAACTGGTCGTACAATCCAACACAGTATCCAGACAACGAAGTACCTATGAGCGTTATGATGCAAGACTTGTTAAACACTTATAAGTATGGATGGAAAACTAGTTACTATCAAAACACTTATGATTACAAAGAAGATCCAAGTGATCTGAAAGAAGAAGTACAAATTGAACTAGCACAACCGTTGTCTGTTGAAGACGACGAAATGTGCGAAGCGTGTGCAATTTAGTATTGACAAACTAAAAAATAGAGTGTACTATTGTAAATAGTTAATTATATAGGATATAAAATGTCAAAGACAGTTTTTAATAAAGAAAAAGTTGACTTCACAAAACAACCAATGTTTTTTGGAGCAGAACAAAACACACAGAGATATGACACATTCAAATTTCCTGTGTTTGACAAATTGAATCAAACTATGCTTGGTTACTTTTGGCGACCAGAAGAAGTGTCACTGCAAAAAGATCGTGCAGACTATGCTAACTTCCGTCCTGAGCAGAAGCATATCTTTACTGCTAATCTAAAGTATCAAACACTGTTAGATAGTGTACAAGGACGTGGTCCGTGTTTGGCATTCCTGCCATACGTATCGCTACCAGAACTAGAAGGTTGTATTGTTACTTGGGACTTTTTTGAAACTATTCATAGCCGTTCATATACACATATTATGAAAAATGTGTATCCGGATCCAAGTGAAGTCTTTGACACAATTCTTGATGATGACAAAATTATTGCACGAGCTGTAAGTGTAACAAAACACTATGACGCATTTAATGAAGCAGCTGATGCTTTTATGCATCGCGGCGAAGGTTCTATGCACGAAGTAAAGAAGAAACTTTACCTTGCTATGATGACTGTTAATATCTTAGAAGGATTGCGTTTCTACGTAAGTTTTGCGTGTACATTTGGCTTTGGGGAACTAAAGCTAATGGAAGGTAGTGCTAAGATTATTAGTCTTATCGCTAGGGATGAAGCACAACATTTGGCGCTGTCAACACACGTTCTTAAACTTTGGGCTCAAGGCAAAGACGATCCAGAGATGGCTAAGATTGCAAAAGAGTGTGAAGAAGAAGTTTACGAACTGTGGCGTGAATGCGTTGCAGAAGAAAAAGATTGGGCTGAATATCTATTCCAAAATGGTTCAATGATTGGTTTGAATACCACATTACTGCACCAATATGTAGAATATATTGCTAATCGTAGATTAAAGGCATTAGGTTTAAATGCTATTTTTGATCAACCTGTAAATACTAATCCACTTCCTTGGACTACACATTGGTTAAGCAGCTCAGGATTACAAGTTGCTCCTCAAGAGACAGAAGTTGAGTCTTATATTGTAGGCGGTATCAAACAAGACGTAGACAAAGATAAACTGAAAGGGTTTTCATTATGACAATACAGATTTGGGGGAAACCAGCTTGCCCTTCTTGTGAAAAGGCAAAGCAAATATTATTGAACAGAAATATTGCTTTTGAATATTTACAACTCGGCACAGACTTTGATAGAGATAAAATATTAGAAACATTTCCAGACGCACGTACATTTCCACAAATTATTATGAACGGAAAGAAAATAGGCGGTGTAGACAATTTAATACAAGAATTAGAAGACACTAATTATAACGGAACAGGACATTCAATCAGCTAGGTAAAAATTATGTTATTAGAAACACCTTACAAGGCACAAGATACAATTACAATTAAAACTACAGCAGGAGAAGAATTAGTTGCTCGTTTTGTAGAAGAAGATAGTAATTTTATCACAGTACAAAAACCAATGGCTATTATGGCAACACAACAAGGTATTGGATTAGGACCATTTACATTTACAATCAATCCTGATGCAAAAGTAGATATAAATAAAAATGCAGTACTTGTAATTCACAAAACTGATCCTGAAATGGCTAAACAGTATGTGAGCAGCACAACCGGGATACAAATGGCATAATGACAATACCAATTCATAGACATTCTGATTTAAGAATATGTGGTCATACAACAGTAGTAACTGGCCAAGACAATGTCTATGCAAATAATCTTCTTGTTTCAGTCGATCAAGATCCTAACACAGGCGGCGCCGGCAATCTTGATGCATCCGGAACAAAACAGGTTTATGTCAATAACAAATTAGTTGTTAATCATTCAGCAGACCCAGCTGCCCCGGACGGATCTTGTCCAGGTGGTTCACATTGTGGTCCTTCTACAGCTGAAGGTTCTCCGGATGTATTTGTAGCTGATTCTTAAAAAAGGTTGACAAATAGTCTTTCTTGTGTTACTGTAAATTATCATAAAGAATAAGGCAAAGAAAGAGGCTCAATGAAAAATAAAGTTATTTTAACTGATTGCGACGGTGTTCTATTTGATTGGGAATATGCATTTCATCGTTGGATGAGTAAACACGGTTATAAAATAGTTGCAGATGGCAATTATAATATGGATATTAAATACGGCATTGCAAAAGAAGAAGCAAAAAAGTTGTGTCGTATGTTTAACGAAAGTGCGTGGATACGTAAACTTCCACCATTACGTGATTCTATCAAGTATGTAAAAAAGTTACACGAAGATCACGGATATGTGTTTCACGCAATTACAAGTTTGAGTGACGATTATTATGCACAGCATTTGCGTACAAAGAACTTGATTGAAATGTTTGGACCAACAGTATTTGAAAAATATGTTTATTTAGATACAGGTGCAGACAAAGATGAAGCACTTGAATGTTATCGAGATTCAGGATGTTACTGGATCGAAGATAAACCACAAAACGTTGACCTTGGCATAAGTATAGGACTCAACGGTATTTTGATAAACCATAACCACAACAAAGATTATCACGGTGATGCAATTTGTGTGTGGGACTGGAAAAAAATATACAAAATCATTACAGGAGAAAATGTATGACACAACCAACACACGAAGAAATCGTATTGGCATTTAATAACTATCTTAAAGAACACGAAACGTTCGAAGAAAAAGGTGTAAAGGCGGCAGCTACTCGCGCTCGCAAAGCACTAGGCGATTTAGGAAAACTAACTAAAAATCGTCGAGCAGAAATACAAGAAAAAAAGAACGCAATGTAAAACCAAAAAGGTTGTAGTTTAAAATTACAACCTTTTTTTTTGAAAGATAAAAAATGAATCCAGTACCAAGAACATTAGATGATGAAGATAAAAAATTAATCGATGAATGGCTAAAAAATAACGAAGTTACTAAATGTGAAAAATATAAAAGAAGTGATGAAGTAGAATATACCACAGGCTTTTATGGAACTAAAAAGAAGAAAAAGAAATCTGAAGAAACGGATTAATGTTAGCGCCTAACTACTAATAGTTTTGTAAATACGTTATGTTAAGAAATGATCTTAAAGAAGAATACAGATTATTTTACTTAGTCAAGGGCCACCTTGACGCATCCCCCGAAACAGTTGTAGCAAGTGCAAATGGATACTTCAGACGCCTATGGGCTGATGGATGTAATGGCGCTCCGTTGTACGATTACGATGAACAGTTCGAACTAGCTTGGAAAGAAAGACAAAATGGTATCACGTAAGATACAGGAGTTAAGTGAAGCAGACTTCACTTACTTAGAAAAGTTGTTAGGTGAAAAGTTTGCTGAACAACTAGAAGCAGATCAAACCTGGGCGTCAAAAAATCATTATGATCGTCCTGGTAACAAAAAGAAACAAATACTTCGTATTATGGATGCTATTCGTTCACAAAAACGGTTGACAACAGTAGCCAAGTGGTAGTATAAATAAACTGTAACGTTGAAGCCAATCAACGACATATGGGACCGCGGGGCAGTACCGCGCATCTCCACCATAAACGCATTTCGCCTATCTGCATAATAGGTGTGATGCAGCACACAACTCCTAACCGAGCCAAGAAAGTGCGTTTATGATGGGGATGAACTAGGATCGACCAGTGTAAGAGAGAACGTGGAGTTACCGGTAGGCGAGACCGTAAATCAGCAAACACTACAAATGCAAACAAAAACTTTGCACCTGAAGTATTTTTTGATGAGGTTGCACTAGCAGCTTAATCGAATTTATTTCGCGGGGTAGTTATACCTTGTTACCAAAAATAGCAGGAAAGCACCTTCGGGTGCTTTCTTTTGTATAAAGGAGACACACATTGAAACCAAATACAAAATTTGAACTATCAGTTAAAGATATAAAAATTATTGAAGAAGCACTCAACAACAAAGTAAACCGCAGAAGTCAGCGTATACTTGAAGGCGAAGATCCTGAAATATTAATGTCTGAAGCAAAAGAAATTAAAGACCTACTAGGACGCATACACAATCAAAAGAATTGGTATAGACCTCAACAAGGAGTTTATGTAAGTGGTTGACTTAAACAAAAAAATGTGTTATACTATCTTTATGAAACAAAAAATTTTGATAGCGGCACTTACAGCCGCTTTAGCGACGGCGTCACCCGCTCTTGCTAATAAAACAGAAGTAACTCAACCTCCAGCTCAATATTTTGTTGAGATGTTGAACAAGGATCCAGAAGATAAGAAACGCAAGATGGTGTTCTCAGAAGAGATTCTTGCTGTACAACCAGGAGACTTGATTCAGTTTGTAGCAACAGACAAAGGACATAACATACAATTCATTGCAGGACCAGATGGTGTTGATCTACCTAAGAAGTCAAAAACCTCAGAAGATGTAATGGTTACACTTGATGATCCAGGTGTGTATGTTTATGTTTGCACACCACACGCATCAATGGGTATGATTGGTATTGTAGTTGTAGGCGATCTTACACAAGAAGGTGTAGACGCAATTCGAAATGCTAAAATGAAAGGCAAATCAAAAAAGAAATTTGCAGAGCTTTTAGCTAACCTATCTTAGTGTTGCACAGATACAACACTTATTGCTTTTCTAGTTAAGAATAGTTCTTATTTAGGGTTATACACAGCTCTAAGTATGTAAATAAAAAGTCAAAAGGGCAAGCTGATCACTTGCCCTTTTCTACGCAATAATAAAAAATAAACGAAAGGTAAATTAATGCGCAATGTATTTATTTTAGCAGCAGCCGCAGCGTTCGTTGCGTCTGTAGCAAACGCAGACACTGTTAACCCAGCGCCAGCAGGTGCAATGCTTTCTGGCTCAATGGAAGTTGAAGTTAACAGCGATAAAGAAGCAACACTTACACTAGGTGCAGGCCTAAGTGCAGGTAATGTAGCATTTGGTTCATTCAATGTCGAATCAGTAGACGGCGGCACTTTTACACTAGACCAATGGCAAATTGGTGCAGACGTTGCAGGTGCAACACTATCGTTTGGTGACCAAGATGGTGTATTTGTTGAAGGCGAAAACGGTGCAACACTAGCAGCACCAGCAATGGCAGAATCACTTAAAGTATCTGTAGGCGATGCACAGATTGCACTAGGCTTTACAGACTGGAACACAGACATCTCAGACATTTCAAATGTTCAAGGTGCTTACACTGTAGGTGCAGGTTTTGCATCAATTACAGCAAGCGGTGACTATAACCTAGACTCAGAAGATTGGACACTAGGCGGTCGTGCAAGCGGTATTGAAGTTGCAAATATTATGCTAGGCTCAGCACTAACATACGGTTCAGCAGACGAGAAAATTGCTTTCGAAGTTGACGGTTCTATAATGGGTGTAACAGCATACCTAAATGGTGACGCAGATGACA